TCCCCCTTCACTTCAATCGTCGTGCAGCTTGGGCACGGAACCGTCCTATCGGCGCATTGCCCGTAGGAACAATATGTGACGGTTGCGACCACGTCGTCTTCGTCTTCAGGACCCATAAATATCGTCCTCGTCTATGCGCTCAATAAACTCGTCAACGATCCTTTTTAGGCAATCAAACCTAGTCGGCCTTTCCTCGTTTGGGGATATAATTCTTGCCCCCTCAAGCTCAAGCATTGCCCTAAGCTTGCCCTTGGCTTCTTCCCAAAGAGCGTTCGCCATTGCATATCGCAAATTGTCAGTAGGTAGTTCAGTCATTGGAATAGGCCCTTTCTTGGCAACTCTGGTAGCTCTATCCGCTTCCGCTTCTCTCTCTTCGGAAAGCCCCTGGAGGCAATCTTCTGCTTTGGCACGGTAGCCCCGATATGCTTCGCGGCTATCCTATTCGTCTTCGCGCGAACTGGAGCTTCCTGAGCTGTTTTTCCCGCATGGCAGTCAAGGTGAGCAACGCCCATATTCGCTTCCACGTCCTCCCCGCCGAGCCACAATGGTTTTTTGTGCTCAACATGCCAAGGCTCTCCTGTTTTGATGGTTAACCCGCAGAGATGACAGGCGCCATTAGACGCCTGCCATACTCTGACGCGCAGAGCTTTGGTTATCGCCCTGCGCGCCATGTTACGCCGCTTTCTTCATCGGACGGCTTGGCAAGACCTTGAACCGCTTGCCCGTTTTAGCCTCAAGCTCCTTCAAGTGAGCAGAAATGACCGGCTCAAGAAGCTCGCCGATGGTCGTATCCAGCGCCTTGGTGGCTCCACGGACTTTTCCGGCGATCTTTTCGTCCAGGCGGATGGTGAATGTAGTGCGATTGACAGTCTTAGCCATTTCTAGAGTTTCCTTTCTGCTCTCTCTGTTGCTTCGGCGCTCATTCGCTCCGAAAACTTCATCTTGATCCATTCAACCTTAATCTTAGCCAGATTAGCCGCCTTTCTGGCCTCCACGGTTTTCGTCACATATTCCAGCCACTCCTTCCCGGCTTTTACGGTCGCTTCAGCCCGGCTCACCGGCATATCGCCAAGCGCCGCCATCATCTGAGCCAGGACGGCTGATTTCGACGACTCCAGCAGGTCTGCAGCGGCGTCTAGCTCGCACCATTCTTTGCCGGCTAAGCGGAACTGCTCGGAAAGAGGCTGCGACATCAGAATGGGATTTCATCGCTTAGCGGATCGTCGTAGAGGCTCTGCGGCTTGCTCTGCGGCTTGCTCTGCGGCGCGCTCTGACCCTGCTTAGCGGCCTTTGGCTTTCCGCGCTTCACCAGCATGAATTTCTTCCCCCCCTTTCCCTCCTTAATCTTGCATGTGGCGTAGAATTCTTCGCCGCTCTCCCCAGTCCAGGTTCCTTCGTATTCGGCGTGCCAGTCTTCGGTTTTCCGCTTATTCTTGAACAGAATGACGGTGTGCGAGTTATCATAATCAGCCATTAGACGCCCCATTGTTGGCTGCGGAAATCTTGTCTTCAGCGGCGCGGAAAGCCTTCTTGAAAGCCTCCTTGTCGTCGTCCCACATACCGGCTCTGGCTGCTGAAGACGTTACTAGAATGTCCTTTAGATCTTCCCTAGACTGCGCATCGCCGATTCTATTAACCAAAGATGCTAACGCGTTCGCAGACTGCTCTTCGGTAAGTGCAGGGACTGGAGGCGGCGCGGCCTTCTTCGGCGCCGGCGTCGTCTTCTCATTAGCTGCATTGCCATCATCGTCGGGCGTATCTCCAGCAATCCCGCAGATCGCGAACAGACCGAAGCGCCGATAATAGGTCATAGCCGCGCCGACTTCCTGCGGGCGAGCAGGGAAGGCAATAATCGGCATCTCCGACGAAATCCACTCCCCGCTCTCGGCGTGCGCCAAGACGGTCTCAAGGACCATAACGTCGCCATCCATGCGCGTGGGCTGCGTGAAGGCGATTCCGTTCTTGGACAGTGGTTCACGAACAGCGTCGATCCCGGCTGTTATATCCGCATACTTCGACTTGAAGTGTGGGTTAGTCAGATGTTTTTCAGGGTTCTTCATCTCGCCCTGCGCCTTCGCAAGAGCGAGCATGAGGTTCCCGATTGACGGTGAGCTATTCATTTTGCGCCTCGTATGGTGATTGCGCCGTTTTTCGAGCGCTTGGCAGTAATTCCATGCCCGAACGCCTCTGATACGTCAGGTTCGATCAAACCTTTAATCGTATCGGCTGCCTTTGTAAACTTCTTTGACGCGGCCAAGTTTTCTAGCCATTCCCCGGCGGCTGACGACCACTCGTTGCGGCCTGTCATATCCTCGATGCGGATTGCCTCGACAGGTGGCGGCGGAGGTTGGACAAATACTGGCGACTGTCCGGTCTGGACGGCGTTCCAGAATAGCTCTTCAGCGCGGATCAGGCATTCGGCGTATTCCTCGTCAAGGGTTACGTCGTATTGCTCGAATTTGTGGCCGTTCCCATAAATCACGCTTAAGACGGCGCGATCTAGCTCGCAGACGATCATATTATGAGTGAGCTGCGGCAGATAGCGCGCTTTAATCTCTTCCGGCTTGGCGAATGGGCTGACCGTCTTGGCTTCGTAAACGGTCTCGTTATTATCTGTCAGGCCGTCCAATGTGCACATCATCCAAGGGTAATGCAGGCTGAGTTTTTCAGCGCCCATATGGGTTATCTTGCGCCCCGTGCGGCGCTCGAAGAACGCGATGTTGACAGGCTCCGTCGCTGAGCCGATCACGACCTGAAGCACATCCGACAAATCTTCCGGCTCGATCTCGCCACGATATTCCCGCCAAAGACGCAGGATTTTTTCGTCGTCTCCGCTCATGATGACATTGGCGGTGCTCCCGCCAATGCCATGCTTGCGGAAGGCTATCTGAGCTTCCGTAAGGCTCATCGCTCCATCTCCGAATTAAAGGCGCGGCAGGCTGCCTCTACCCGGTCGAACAGCCCTTCCTTGAGGAAAATGGCGATGTTCATAAGCTCGCCGTTACCGTCACGCAATTCGACCCAGACCGTGTTCCCATGCTTGCACGCCTCAAGCGTGATCCCGCTAGCGCGGGCTGAAATGGTATTCTCGGGCATTTATCCCTCCGTAACGCCGATTGACATAAAGGCGTATCGTTGATTTTCCCGCCTGGCGCTATCCCATGCGCTCCACCATCCAAGCCGGCGGTATAGACCGGCCCGGGTGGCGTAATAGGCGGCTATATGGCTGCAAGCATGGTGCTGTTGCACTGGCCGACAGGCCGTCACTTGCGCAGTTCCTTCTTAATGGCCCGGATGGCTTTCCGCTCAGAACGCTCCAGAACCGCCAGGGCGATGCCCCAGGCTAAGGCGAGCGTCAGGAATGGCGCGACGAAAAGGATGGTGACGAATTGAGCCTCAGACATTAGTTCGCTCCTACCGGTTGCCATTTGCCGTTCACGTCTTTGACCGACCTGGTCGTGGTTTTCCGATCAAAGTCGACGCAAGAGCGGATATCGCCCTCTTCGTTGAACTTACATACCAGCCGACCTATTAATTTTCCGTCTAGGTTCTCGATCTCGTGCATCGACATATCGACGCCGTTGTATTTGGCGATAATCGCCCTGGTGCAGATCCGGTCTTCCGGCTCGCAAAGCCGAATAACGGGGTTTTTGCCGCCGTTCTGCCGGATGGCGCGCTCGGCGTGAGCTTTAACCAATTGCGCCCAATCCTCGTTTTTACCGGCATGAGCGGGCGAGCAGGCTAAAATCAAAGCTAAGAAGGCAATCCGTCGCATCGGAATTTCTCCTGGGTAGTCAGCCTATTACCATTGGCCGTTCTGTTGCTGCTGATATTGGTGGTATCGAAGCTGTTCCTGAGACTGTTCCTCAAGGCGGCGCATATTCTCCCGCATATGGTCAATCGTTCGCTCGTTTTCGTAGTTGTCGCTGTTGTAGTAGCGGCAATTCGACCCGTAGCAGTTCGCCGAGGCGGCGGTCGAGGTGAAGGCGATCAAGGCAGCAAGGATAAGCGTTTTCATTTCGACTGCTCCTGTAGTTCAGCAAGTTTCTTGCTGTTCTTGTAAATCATCATTTTGGCAATCTCGACCCCGTGGCGCTTTACTGCTGGCGTGACGGGCTTTCCGTCAGGTCCAAAGCCGCTTTCGATCTGGCGGATCGTCGCTTCCCAGGCGGCTATTGATTCCTGAAGCTGGGCGATGTCGTATTTCATGGCTTACTCCATCACAATGCAAAGACCAAAGCCGCCGGCGGTCATGCCGTCGAGGATGTCGTGCTTGTCGCACTTGGCCATTCCCCAGGCGACTTTGAGGCAATAGCCAATGTCGCGCAGCGGGGTGTGGGGCGGCTTCTGGCCGACAGAGATAAACTGCCGATCGCGGAGCTTCTGCTCGCGGACCAACGCATTCGCTTTGGCCATGATCTTCGCGATGTTGTAGCGGATGGTCATTTGCGTCACTCCGTCGTTCGATGTCCTAAGTTATAAACGAAAAATCGTAGCTGTCAACAAGAAAAAGGGGCGGCGAAATTTTGTTTTGCGCCCGCCCCCAAATCGGTTATTGATTCGTTACCGCTTTATTTGTGCTGGGGCTTGGCTAATGATTGAGAAAATCCTGAAGGAAAGAATCCGCGAGCTATCGTCAGCCCCTGAATACGGCCAAGATACTGCATATTGCCCGCGCCATCGGGCGGCGGTGCTTCGGCGAATTCTCTGCAAATTGCAAGGAGTTCAGCCGACTCTTCGCGATCTAGCCCTAGACGCTCTAGAACCCCCGAAACGATATAGCAAAGACGATCAAGAAGGATCGCTGCACTAGGCGCTACGACCGGCGAGCTAGGGAATTTCGGCCCCTGGCCCGTCATCAGCCATTTCTCGGTCACGCCTAGGGCTTCGGCAAGCTCATATATAATGGAGGTGCGCCTGGCCTTCCCGGTCTCGATGCTGCTAATCGTCGAAACGCCGCAGCCGAGCGTCGGATTGATTCGCCGAATCTCGTCAGACAATCTACGCTGATCCCAGCCTCGCCCCGCGCGAGCTTCCGCCACGCGGCTACCTAGAGTTGACATGCACGCCTCCTTAATCTTCGTTAACGGAATATACGACGGAAATTCGTAACTTACAACAGGGTAAATCTACCTATTTGCGCTTGACAGGTAATTCGGAGTTTCGTAGCATAGCGATATGACGAAAGACGAAGCCTTTAGCAAAGTCGTTGAAATCCTTGGCACTCAGGCCGAGCTTGCGCGCTTGTTGAATGCCCGTCAATCTACTGTGTCGTATTGGCGGATAACCGGAATTCCCGCCGAGCAGGCGGTAGAGCTTGAGAAGGCGAGCGACGGTCGAGTGCCGCGCTGGGTTTCTCGCCCAGATCTATGGGAGCCAAGGCTATGAGCGATGAAGAGATAGACCGCATGTATGGGATTGAGCCCATGCCGCAGGGGCGGGCTTATGCGCTGATGATCGGAGCCTCTCTCGCGCTTTGGGCCGTCATTTTCTGGATTGCCTGGGCGATTATCTAACCAATCGCGACGGGAAAGACCGCGCTAGCAAAGAGGGAGGCTCCTAATGGAACGCTCCTATGAGGAAAGAATACCAAAGTCAGTGGAGGCGAGAATTCCTTGAAAAGAACGGGCATTCTCATAGCAAAGCATGGAATAAAAATAACCCAGAAAAGCGCAGGGCTCAGAAAATGGTAGAAAACCACCTAGCAAGAGGAAAGCTTGAAAAAATGCCTTGCGAACGCTGCGGATCTTCAGTGAATGTCCATGCCCACCATGACGATTATTCGCGGCCTCTGGACGTGATGTGGCTTTGCGCCAAACATCACAAAGAGCGCCACAAAGAGCTTCGCGCTGGCTCTCCTCCTCTGCAGCGCGAAGAAACGCCTGCCCTTGGCGTTTCCCCTCCCTAAACTCCCCGGCGCTTCGGCGTCGGGGCTTTTTAGGCAAGTTTCACGAGACTTCCCCCTTCAAATGTGTTTATCGCATCGCGCATTTTTGAGGGCTGTTTGGGTAGCAGGTGGAGGGGGGCGCGGGAATATCCCCCCAGTTATTCAGTTTCGGGCGGCGCTTTGACGCCCGAGGCCTCGGATCGAAGACCAGTCGGTTCGGGGAATGCGCAAAGATCGGGTTACTTCGTCGTGGTTGCTAATGCGATCTAAGCGCGAGGGGGCGGTAGGTGGGAGCCAGCCGCCCCCTTTTTTATGAGGTATTACGAATGCTCGGCAGAGAAGAAAAAGAAGTCGTCATGCTTGACCTGCCGCCGCCAATCTCAACGAACGATATCTGGACGCCAGTCCGCCGCAAGGCCGGCTTCGCCCAAATGGTTCGCTCTAAGAAATATTTGCAGTGGGTCTCTGACGCTGGCTTTATGATTAACGCGCAACGCCCAGGAATGGTAAGCGGGAAATTCTCATTTCGCCTGCAAGTTACACGCAAAAGCAGGGTCGATCTAGATAACGTTTTGAAGGCCACGCTTGATCTATTGCAAAATCAAGGAATTATCTCGAATGATCGCAAATGCGAGGAAATACAAGTCAAGCGCGCAGACGTTGACGGAATGCGCTGCACAATTATAGCAATTAAGGGGGAATAAATGGCTGTCAAACAGTGGACCGAAGCAGAGGACGACCAGCTTCGCGAGTTATGCAAGCAAGGGCTGTATTATAGCCGAATTGCAAAAATCCTCGGGCGCGGCAAGAATTCCGTTGTCGGCCGGGCTCAGCGAAAGGGTTATTCCGGTCTGGCGCCTCGCAAGCCGGTATGGAATTCTGGTTTGAGCAAGGATCTGGCCGCGGGAAAGCTCAAGGTCGAGGAGAAGGCCAAGAAGGCCGAGAAAATAGAGGCGCTGTTTTGCGAAACGGTTGCCGACGATTACGACGCTTTCAAATCCATTCCATTTGAATCCTTGGAGCATGGCATGTGCCGCTGGCCGCGGGGTGAGGCGCGGGACATGGTTTTCTGTGGCTGCCGGACGCTCGTAGGTTCGTCGTGGTGCGAATGGCACCGGAGCCTCGTCTTTGTCCCTTATCGTCCCGCCAAGTTCATTGCGAGGTCGGTGCGATGACAAAAGGCGCTAATTCCCCTTTGAGCGCGCAAGACTCTGCGAAGATCAAGGCGCTCTACCAATCTGGCGTATCGGTCTACCAAATTGCCAAGCAGACCGGCTTTGCCTGCTCCACCATTCACCGGCACGCGACCGGGCAATACAAGCGCAAGCCAAAGGCCATTCCGCCTAAGCCGAAGCTGTGTGCAAAATTGATCGGGGATTGCCCGGTATCCGGCCAGCGGCTGTTCATGGTCACTGGCGCCGAGCATGAACATTTGACGCCCGAGCCTATTGTTAAGCTTTCCGGCTGGAGGATTGAGGAATGACCTATCGCATCGCGGATTACTGGCCATGGCTTAGAATTGGCGAGGAGCGGCGATTAGAATACGAGTCGATAGATGGTTCGCAGGAGCCGTTTTCGTCCGTGTTTTGGTATGATCCGACAAGCCAAAGCATGACCCTTTACGATTTTGATTCGGCTGGGCGCTGGAAAGATACGTGGTTTTACCGATGGGAGCCGAGCAAAGGCGGCGTCTCAGAGTGGCGCGACGATATCCAGAACAAGGGTTGGCTGGCGAAGCTATTCGGTCCGGTAAGCCGCGTCGTCTACTCTACCCCAATCCTTTGGGGAAACGTCCTGCGGCTTGGCGGCTATGCGATCAGCTATCCGAAAAAAGATCCGCTGCGCAGCTGGCCGCCATCGTGGCAAAGCGGCAAGCAAGTCGTTCTGCTCGAGGAGCATCTAGACAGCTTCACGACCATTCACGGCGACACATTTGGGAATGTGCTGATATATCAATACCTTCAGCAATGGGGCGACACGGTTGCCGGCGCCCGCTATTGGGCGGCTCGAGATATTGGGCCGATAGCTGTCGAGTTCTTCGGCGTTCCTCCAGCCGACATGAAATGGCTCGGCGTCGACCATTCCAAAATCTCGTTTATCAGAACTGCGCGCTACGACGCGAAGGTCAAGAATAGCGGAGTTTCAGCATGAACGATCAGCGTTTTTATAGCCTTGTGGATCTCATGGAAGCGACGAATAAGGCTTGCGATATATCTGCCCCAGGTCGAGACCTGATCTGTTACGAGGCTCGGCAGTCAATCAATAACGACGGGAATCGGGATTATTCCGTGTTTATCAAAAACGCCAGCCAAGATGACCTGGATTTACAGAATCTAATAATGAAGATTTTGCACGATCAAGGGTTTCATGGCGTTGAAGTCGTTACGGAATGGTGATTTGGTGATAAATGACGACTAAAAACACCGGCGATTTATCACCAAGGCGCGAATTTGACCAGCTTTCCGAGCTAGCGGCGCTCTGGAAGTCGCGGGGCTACGACCGGAAGCCGGTCAATTCTGCGACGACGGATCGATTCTGCGAGATTTGTCTAGTTCAGGCTCGCCGGCAGCAGGTGGATTTCCCGATCCTGGCCACTATTGCTGTAAACGATGCTAATGGCGTGGAACGCTGGCTCTGTGTTTCGCATGGCGAAATGGCGCTGAAAAAGAGGGCTGAGCGCCTACGACAGAGCGCTTGCCAAAACGGTGGAATGGTGTAGGTTTGGAGGTGGCGGGAGCGAGACGCAATACCAACCTCGCTCCCAACCGGTGGCCTAAAGCGTTACCAGCGCTTTTTGGCGCGCCATCACGAAGGCTCAATTCGCGTGGCAAACGAAAATTTAACATCACTTGACGAAAAAGACAATCCCCTAGGCATGGAAGGCTTAGAGGTTTTAGCGGCTGATTACGCCCAGAACCTCAAGCGTGACTATTCCTTTGCCTGTTACGAGGCGATGTCTTTTGCCGCCATCTGTCGCCAGCAAATCGAGCTAGGCGATCACGAGGGCGCTTTCCATTCGACGCAACGCTTCCAGAAAGCTGCAACTGAGGTTTGCCGGCTGATGCGTCGTCTTGACTCACATCAAAAGCGGGAGGGCGTCAAATAACAGTTCTCTGTCTTGGGCTAAGCTTTACCGTATGGGGCCCGGCGCAGAGACCGCGATTGCGATAGCGCCGACTGAGCTTGCTGCACCCGAGACCGACCGGCTTGCGACACAATGACGGAACGAACGCCATACCAAACTTGGGTGTCTTTACTGACCCTTTCCGCACCCCGGCCTAGAGCCGGATATCCGTCACTAGGGGCCTCCGCGCCCCACTTTGCCGCAAATACCTATACCCGAAGCCGGGGGATATACGAGGCTGGCACGCTGGAGTGGTTCACCATAGGGGCTGCAATCCCTAGACGAACATGACGGGTAAACGAGGGCAAAAACTGAGGGGTAGCGTCCCTCCCGCCGCAGCGATGGTTCGGGCAGAACGCCCAGCGGCTAAACCGGTATACGCCCTCCTAGTATGGGAGGCATCGTATAGCGGAAAGGGTCCCTATTGTCTTGTGTTAGAGGAGCTTGAAATGCCTAGTGATTTACCAGAAGACGAAGGGTTGGTTGTCCCTCATCAAAGCGCAGTTTACGTTTTTCGGAACCAAGCCGGCGGGATTACGATACGAGAGGAGCAGGCCGATGGTGACGCATCGTTTGTGTCGTTCAAGGACGAGTATGCGGAAGCGATAATTGATGCAATTCGGAAGGTAGCACGCCATCGACAGCGATGAGGTTCCGTGGGATGAGTGAATTTAAGCTGGCCAGTGACGCCGACGCGCCAGACGTCGAGATAGACCGCGCGCGCCGTCTGTTACGAGATGGCGAAATCAGCACGGAAGATTTTGGATGGCTGATGGGTTACGTCGACGATCAGGCCGAAGTCCCGTTCCACCGCATGACGCAGGCTCAGAAGCGGCGTTATTTCGCCCAGCGGCGACAGGCTGATTTGTTTGGGCCGGCTGGGGCTCGCAAGCGTCGGCGTCGTAAGGCAAAGTCTAGCTCATTGATAAGGCCGGAATTCTGGTCTGGAACGCAGGTGGAAGTCGCGAAATGACGTTGCGGGAAGAAATAGCCGCTCTAATGGATAAGGGCGTGAGCCAAGGGGAAATCGTCCAGCTTATCCGCAGAGACCATCCAAACACCAGGCCGCATCGTATCCGTGAGCTTTATGGGACGCTGATGGGTCCTGAATATTCCGCGCAGGTGAAGGCTGAGAAGGAAGCCAAGAAGCTCCAGCCCGTCGCCAAGCCCGAAAAGCCGAAGCGATATGTCGTCGAGGATCCTGAGACTGGTCAGAAGAAGATTTTCAAGGAGGTTCTGGTCGGCCTCCAGGGCTTTGACCAGACGGCTAACAATGGCGGCGGCGTGCGTAAGATATTGATAAGCCTGCCTTATGTTGCGTGGATAGATCGGGAGGAGGTTTAATAATGGCTGAAGAAACGCTTCTGAGCGCGTCCCGCCGGGCTGTAAGGTTCTTTGATATCGATATGTCGAAGGGCGGGGTTATCACCGAAGAAACGGAATACGCCTTCCACGTTCTGCGTCGGGAGGTGGAGCGGGCGGCGCTACGGGATAAAATCGAGCAGCAGCGGCGCGAGCGCGTTTCGGGGGATAAATGATGCCGCAGATATCTCCACCGCATCGCTACGCCAACGGGCGCAAAAAGCGAGCGTCTAGGGCCGTGGATAGGCTCAACGAGGCGAATGCGGATGATATGGCTAGGGCCATGGCTACCGCGCTCAGCGGCCCTCACAGGCGCGGCAATAGCGACCCTCTATGCGAAAGCCCGATAGGTCGTTTCGTCCTGAGGTTCTCGCTCGCCAGGGAATGCGCCGATGCGGCGTTGCTCTACGGCGACGTGACGGGCAAATGGCGGGCTGCGATCCTGGCTCCGACACCTGATCGGATTGGCGGGAGCGGGGCTGAGCCCGACGAGGCGCTGGTTAAACGCTGGGAAGAGGATTTGTCGGAGTGGCGCCGGGCGATGCTGGATGGCGGGGGGAAACGCGCGCGAATACAATGCGACGCGATGATTTTGGACCTTATGGAATTCTCCCCCGGATTCGACTTCCAAGGCTGCGTTAGTTGCTTGATTTCATTGGCAAAAGCGCAGGGTAAATTATAGGTTGACGGCGTCTACGTTATAATGTAGCGTCACGGTTGGCATCATCCACAATTTCGCTTTGGAGCAGGGCATGGACCCTAGATCGGCGGCGGCTCAGGCTGGCTATGTGGATGTTGAGCTTTTGCTATTTTCCTGCGCCAAGGCATTCGGGCAAGCCAAGTCCTGGGAGGATTTGGATGCTGCCTGGAAGGATCTTGTGAAGCCTGTTCAGGGGCAGCTGTCAGATACGGCGCTGAGCATTCTCGAAAGCCTGTTTGCTCTTAATCTCACGGTTATCGGCAAGGGCCGCGCTGATGGATAGGGCTGAATACGAGCTTTATCTGGCGCTTTTGCTTGAGGCTGTTCTGAACGGCTCGACGGGCGTTTCAGATGAGCGCTGACCCGCAGCTTTTGCGTAGGATGCTGGCTAAGGTGGATGCGACGGATCGTTTCGAAGAGACTGAGCGGAAGCTAGACGCGGTTCTCCGCGCTTGCCAATTGATGTTGCATCTCAACGACTTACACGGTAGGCGCATGACGGCTTTGACGGATGCTTTGGGCGCTCATATTGATCGCTTAGCCTCTCGCATTGCTGAGGCGACTAGCCAGGCTGAGGCTTTGTCGTCTCTTCAGCAGCAGAAGGCGGATATTGAGGGTCGTTTCGCGACGCTTCAGGCTCAGTTCGATGAGCAGAGCGCTTCTCTACAGGCTGCGATCGATCGACTGGCGGGTATATGATGGCTAAGGTTACGATCAAGAAGGCTCCGAAGCCTAAGACGATTAAGCTGAAGCCTTCGGTTTCCACCACTTCCCTCGCCAAGCTAAAGGCAAGGGCGAGCAAGATTGTCAGGTAAGGAGCTGGTTCAATGAAGGGTAAGTCACCGAAGGCTGTCGAAAACAGCATGTATCACAACAAGGCTGATCGGAAGGCGGATAGCGTTTCGACGCCTAAGCCTAAGCGTGGCGATAGCCGGTCAAAGCAGACCATGGGCAATATTAAGCCACAGGCTCCTTGTGGGAAATTTCACGGATGAAAACTGGTCCAAAGCCCAAGGCCGTTTTGGATCTATTTAACCGTAACTTTATCCCGGAGCCAAATTCAGGGTGCTGGATTTGGACTGGGCCAACAAAGCAGCATGGATATGGAAGGCTAAACCTTAGGCATAGGGGTCTTGGGCAGCCTGCCGCGCATAGACTGGCGTATCAGTTGTATTGTGGCGAGATCGGCGATGAGCTTCACGTCTGCCATAAGTGCGATAATGTGCTGTGCGTAAACCCAGACCACCTTTTTCTTGGGACTAGAAGCGACAACTTGAGCGATGCTGCTAAGAAGCGTAGGTTAGCTACTCATAAGCTTACCGCTGAGCAAGTTGCTGATATTCGCTCAAAACGCATGAGCGAGTCAAAGTTTGCGGCTCTTTACGGTGTTAGTAGAGGGTCTATAAACGATATTCACCGCGGAAACTCATGGGGATGGTTAAATGGCTAAGTCAATGATTGGCGCCGGTCTCGGCAAATCCAAGTCGGCTGGGCTTTCTTCTCGTTCTCCCAAAGACGCGGGCTCGCCGAGCGTTAAGCCGAAGTCAGGAGCTGTTGTCGGTGTTCGTAAGAGCAACAACAAGCGCTCCATGGGAAGGAAAGGCTGCTAAAGTGGCTGGTCGGCCTGTTGGTTCTGGCGCTGGCGTAAAGCTAAGCCAGAGCCATAGAGATAAAATCGCAAACTCTAATATTCTTAGCTACTTGATTTCTCACGCAGAAGGCTCTCGAGAGATGTCTCCGACGCAGGTTACTGCGGCCATTGCGTTGCTGAAAAAGTGTTTGCCGGATTTGCAAGCTGTTCAGCATACGGGAGATGAAGGCGGCCCGGTGAAAATCCAAATTGGCTGGATCAAGGAGTGAGGTTTCTATGAAGGGTTTAAAAATTAAGGCTGGGGAGTATGGCGGATACGCCGTATTGTCCTGGAATTCTTATGGTGATTCGATCGATTTTTTGTTCTCTGGATCTCTTGATGAGTGCCTAGCGTTTATGAAGTCGCGGTCAGAGGCTGCTCGGAATAAATGCAGCTAACGATCCCTTATAAGCCTCGAGAGCAGTTCCAGACTTTCCATGATCGGACGCAGCGGTGGTCTTGCATTGTTGCGCATCGCCGTGCTGGCAAGACGACGGCCTGCATTAATGATCTGTTGCGTTCGGCGATTAATTGCCAGAATGATCGTCCTCGGTTCGCATATATCAGTCCATTGCTGAAGCAGTCCAAGGACATTGCCTGGGACGCTTTGAAGGCATATGCGGCTCCATTGAAAGCGATAGGAGCGGAATTTAATGAAAGCGAGCTTAGAGTTGATCTCCCTAGCGGCGGTCGCATACGTATTTATGGGGCTGATAACCCTGATAGCCTCCGGGGCATTTATCTCGATGGTGTGGTTATCGATGAGCCGGCGCAGATCCGCCCGAGCCTCTGGACAGAGGTTGTTCGCCCGGCGCTGAGTGATAGGCAAGGCTGGGCGGTGTTTATCGGCACGCCAAATGGAAAGAACGAGTTTTACGATATCGCCGAGCGCGCCAAGGCCAGCGACGAATGGTTCTATCTACAGCTGAAAGCCTCGGAAACCGGGCTGATAAGCGCCGACGAGCTCTACGACGCTCGCCAGCAAATGGGCGAGGATCGCTATGAGCAAGAATACGAGTGCTCGTTTGAGGCGGCTATCCAAGGCTCCTTCTACGCCGACGCTCTCAAGCGAATGCGGGAAGAGGGCAGGCTGGGACGGCTTCCAATTGAGCGAGCCATTCCTGTTTATACCGGATTCGACTTGGGGATTTCTGATTCGACCGCCATCTGGTTCGTCCAAGTGGTTGGGAAGGAAATTCGGCTTATCGACTACGAGGAATTTTCTGGCGTCGGGTTTGAGCATTACGCAAAGGTGCTACGTGACCGCGGTTACATATACGGCAGTCACTATTTCCCTCATGATATTGCTGTTAGGGAGCTTTCTAACGGCGTTAGCCGACTGGAAACGCTTCGCGGATTTGGGATCGGCGATATCCAAGTCGTTCCGCAGCATAACGTCCTCGACGGAGTGAATGCGGTTCGCCGGATGCTGGATCGTTGCTGGGTTGACGAGACGCGCTGTAAGCGGGGCTTGGAATGCCTATGGCAGTATCGTCGCGAATGGGACGAGAAGAATAGGATCTGGAAAACCAATCCCTTACATGACTGGACCAGTCATGGCGCGGACGCGCTACGATATTTCGCAGCTGGATTCGTCGAGCCGCAACTGAAAACTGCGGCTGATCGCTGGGCTGATTATGGGAAGGGAAAGACTGGCGGTGCATCGTGGCTGACTGCCTGACCTACGAAGAAGCGCACAAGGCGTTCAGGTATGACCCTGAGACCGGCAAGCTATTCCGCCAGGCTGGCAAGTTTGCCGGCAAAGAAGCTTCTTCTTGGTGCGCAAGAGGATATGGCCACGTTTGGCACGGCAAGCATTATTTTACGCATCGCATCATTTGGCTGATGCACTATGGAGAGTTCCCTGTCGGAGAGGTCGATCATATCGATTTAGACAAGGGAAACAATAGGATAGAAAATCTTCGGCAAGCGACAAAATCGCAGAATCAGGCTAATGTCCCTGGCCGCATTCGTGGCAGGCTGAAGGGTGCAAGCCAACTGAATGGTAAATGGCGCGCAAAGATCAAGGTTCGTGGCAGATACCTGTTCCTTGGATACTATGCGACCGAGCAAGAGGCTCACGAAGCTTACAAGCGCGCCGCTATCAAGCATTTCGGCGAATTCGCAAGGGCCGCATAGCCTACCTCTGGTTGCAATTCCTCTGTCTGGTGCGCCCAAACACGGGCCTGATACCAATCGTAGGTTGTAAATGCCTCTTCTCGACGATCAATGGCAAAATCCTCTCTGGGCGGCGTTCCAGAGCATGCGCGGTCGTGATCCTGAGCAGGACACGGCTCCGCTGCCTGAGGTGGGCCAGGTTCCTGGCGATAAGCTCGCCATGAAGATGTCGCAAGGATTAATGGCTGCTAACCCGGCTGCTGCTTTGGGCCGTGCGGCGATTATGGAGGGTGGCAAGGCTCTCTATGACGTGTATGGCGGCGATGAGAAGCTGGGCGAGATGAAGAGCGCTATGCGGGATTATATGTTCCCGCCGAGCTATCAGGGCGCGCCGTTGCGTGGATCGATCCAGCCTCAGAGCTATGGCAATCACTACGGCATGCTGAAACAGCCGTTTTATGTGGGGCGCTAATGCCGCTTCTTGACGAGGGCTCTCGCGGCGCTGGCGAAGGCTCCCGCAACTACGTGATTTTCGATGACAAGCTCGTCGACATCGCCCGCAAGTATGGCCTTCTCCCGCTTGGCGTGGGCGGCTTTGACTTCTCTCAGCAAGAGCAGAAATGACTGACGAAAGCACATTCGAAAGCTCTGATATCGCTTCGCAGCGTGCGGAGGCTGGCGGCTCTGACGAGGCTGAAAAGCGCGCGTCTCTTCTAGACCGCGAGGCTTTGTTCAAGCGGCTTCGTCGCTGGTTCAAGCAGGATAAGCGGCATTCGGAGGATTGGCGGCGTGACGCTGAGACGGAATTCGATTTCGTCGCTGGTCGGCAGTGGAGCGCTGAGGATATCGCCTATCTCCGCGAGCAGATGCGCCCATCTGTGGCTTTTAATCGCATAGCTCCAGTGATTTCAGCGGTTTCTGGCACTGAGGTGACCAATCGGCAAGAGGTTCGGTATCTTCCTAGGACTGAGGGCGATGCGGCGCCGGATGAGATGCTTTCTGCTGTTGCCAGGTGGTTCCGTGACGAGTGCAACGCTGAGGACGAAGAGTCGGATGCGTTCATGGATACGCTCATCTGTGGCATGGGCTGGACCGAATCTCGGATGAACTTCGAGACAGACCAGGACGGCGCGCCGATGATTGATCGCGTCGACCCTCTTGAGATGTTTTGGGACGCCAATGCCAAAAAGCGCAATCTTGAGGATGCCCGGCGTATATGGCGTGTCAAGAAAGTCTCTTTGGACGAGGCTATCTCACTGGTCGGACACGGAGACGTTGACGAAGACGACTTTAACGCTTCGTGGGCGAACTTTGATGATCGTGGGAATAAGGATGAGACGCGGCAGGAAGCGCGATTTTATCGCCCTGATGGTCGGTCCGATAAAGACACGCCGGACGACCTGATCACGCTGGTAGAATGCCAGTGGTGGGAGCGCGAAACGGTCTATGTCATCGCCGATGAGCTCGGCCAGATGCAGTTCTTGAGCGCCGAAGACTGGGATAAGCTCGAGGATCGGTCTGAAGAGCTTGGCCAGCCGTTGCCGAAGTATGCGACGCAGACTAAAAGGCGGTATTACCGGGCTTGGTTGGGCGCGAAGGTGCTGGCTGACCCTGACGAAGAGCCGTTCGGTCCGCATTTCAGCTACCAGTCTATTACCGGCTACCGGGATCGCAATAAGGGGACGTTTTACGGCCTTGTTCGTGGCATGCGCGACCCGCAGGTCTGGGCCAACAAGTTCCTGAGCCAGACGATGCATATTCTCAACACGTCCGCCAAAGGCGGGGCGCTGGTTGAGGAGAACATCTTCTCCGACGAGCGGGAGGCCGAGAAGAATTGGTCTCGCCCGGACGCCTTTATCAAGGTGAAGCCGGGAACCCTCAGCAACGCTTCGGGTCCTAAGATACAGCCGAAGCCTCAAGCGGCGATGCCTCCTGAATTGAGTGGTTTGATGCAGTTTTCTCTGCAGAGCATCCGGGATGCGAGCGGCGTCAATCTCGAATTGCTGGGCATGAAGGATCAGGAGCAGGCTGGCGTCCTCGAGATGCAGCGCAAGAAGCAGGCTCTAGCTGTTTTGGCCGTGCTTTTCGATAGCTTGCGGCGTTATCGGAAGAACCAGGGTCGGCTGCTGCTGTGGCTGATCCAGAATTTCGTGTCTGACGGGCGAATGATACGGGTTGCGGAGGATTTGCAGCCGGCGCGTTATGTTCCGTTTATCCGGCAGCCTGACTTCGTCAATTACGACGTGATTGTCGACGATTCTCCGAGCAGCCCGCAGCAGAAGGAGCTGACCTGGGCGGTTCTGATCCAGATGCTGCCGATGGTTAAGGATCAGATGACGCCTGAGCTATATTCCACTATATTGGATTACAGTCCACTGCCGGAGAGCGCTGTGGAGAAGATCAAGCAGGCGATGATGCAGGCCCAGCAGAAGCCGCCGCCGCCGCAGCAACAATTGGCGATGGCGGGGGCTCAGGCTAAGGTCGAAGAGACGAAAAGCAAGGCTAACCTTAACAATGCCAAGGCGCAGCGCGAGCATGTTGGGGGAATGGTGGAGACTGCGCAGGCTGTGGCCCCGGCGGTTCCTCCGATGGCTATCCCGCCGGGCATGAATGGAGTGCAGTGATGATTTCTAGCGACATGAAGAATTCGGTTTCGGATTATGCGGCGGCGATCACGCCGAGCGATTCGAATGCGAACGAGTATGAGTATTTGTGGGTTGGCGGCGCCGGTGATTTGGCGGTTATCCCGAAGCTCAGCGGCTCTGCTGTGACGCTGGTTGGCGTTCAGGCTGGCTCTTTCATTTGGGTTCGCACGTCTAAGGTCATGTCGACGAATACGACGGCGACGAGCATTGTAGGCTTCAAATGATCGCTTTTGTCATGCGCACCGCGCGCACGTTCCGAATTAGATTCGATGTCGGAGCGCGGCTTACTTACGAGAGCGCAATTACTGACCAGCTACTTCTTGAAGATGGAACTAGCTATCTTCTTTACGAACCGAACTGAGGGCTAGGCTGTGGCTGACGCAAAACTTTCCGCTCTAACCGAGCGCGGCGCGGCTGTTGTCGACGCTGATCTTTTCTACACAGTAAGCGGGACGACGAGCTATAAGCTTCTCGCTTCTCGTGTGAAGACATATTGCTCGGCCAGCCCGACGCTTGTGACGCCTGCTTTGGGAACGCCGGCGAGCGGCACGCTGACGAATTGCACCGGTTTACCGGTCTCTACGGGCGTATCTGGACTCGGGACTGGGGTTGCGACGGCTGCCGGGAATGCGGTCGATGGGGCTGGCGGGTTTATCACCTACGCCACGTTCGCCCCGGCAAGCGGCAAGACGCTGACGGCTTCGAACAGCCTGACATTGGCTGGAACGGACGGCAAGACGCTGACGGTGAGCAATTCGATCACGCTCGCCGGCACCGATTCGACGACGATGACGTTCCCTCCGGCGTCTGCGTCGATTGGTTATCTGAACGTCCCGCAGAACAGCCAGACGGCTGCTTACACGACTGTTTTGGGGGATAGCGGGAAGCATATCCTGCACCCGGCGAGCGATAACAATGCCCGCACCTTCACGATCGACAGCAACGCAAACGTCGCTTATCCGGTCGGCACGGTGATTACGTTCATCAACCTGATCAACACGGTCACCATCGCGATCACGTCCGACACGATGTATCTGGCCGGAACTGGCACGACCGGCAGCCGGACGCTGGCAGCTTATGGCGTGGCGACGGCCACGAAGGTTGCGTCGACGACGTGGATCATTAGCGGCACGGGGCTAACCTGATGAGTGGCTGTCTAAATGTTCTGATGGCGCATGGAGGCTCTACGGTTCTGACGGAGGACTACACGTCATCCGACACGATGACGTGGGTGACGCACGCGCGCACCGGCCACGCGATGATGTTCGACAGCACGGGGAAGCTAACGTTCGCGCCGAATAACATTCTTCTGAATGGTAATAACTTTTCTGGGAGCTACGACAAGCTCTCTGGAGCTACGGTTGATGCGACGGGAGTTTCTGACCCATTTTCTGGGTCAAACGCGTCGACAATTACGCTCCCGAATGGCGGAGCTATTGCAAGGTATGAAACAGTCGAATCTGGAAACTATGCCGCGGGCATATGGCTGAAGGGTTCTGGGAATGTTGAAGTAACGCTTATGACATCGGGATATTCCGGTGTTACGACGACTAATGTGACGCTAACCGGAACCTGGACATTTTATGATGCTGTTGGGGCGATTTCTGGAACGCTTGCTGGGCTTTTTGTTCGAAATGGCAGCGGATCAAGCGTGACATTTGATGCGTATTTGGGTGTATGCTCCAGAATAACTTATGAAAGCCACGTTAGGTCAGGCGACAAGGTTCTAATTACCGGGACTGCCTATTACGGCCCCCGCATGGACTACAACCCGGCCACGTTGGCCAAGCGCGGGTTGCTGCGGGAGATGAGCCGGACGAATGTTGTGCTCTACAATCGCGATTTGACTAATGCGGCGTGGACGAAAACTAACGTCACGGCGGCGAAAGACCAGACCGGCATTGATGGCGTTACTAACTCTGCGTCGAAGATAACCGCTACAGCAGGCAACGGAACTTGCCTACAGGCTATTACACTTGCCTCGTCAGCCCGCTATCAATCCTGCTGGGTTAAGCGCGTTACTGGCTCCGGCACGATTGAAATGACCATGGACAACGGTTCGACGTGGACGGCGATAACTGTCACCGGAAGCTGGACGCGCGTTGCCATACCGACGCAGACGCTTGCTAACCCGACAGTTGGGTTTCGCATTGTTACTGATACTGACGCGATTGCGATTGATATGGTGCAGAACGAAGATGGCACGAGCTGGACATCTGAGATACCAACCACGTCCGCATCAGTCACTCGCGCCGCAGATGATCTAACCGCAGCGCTCTACACCGCCGACAGCGTCACCGAATACTATCGCCTCGTCTCCGACCTGAGCGAAACAAGCCGGACCGTCAATCCGTTCTCTGGCGTCACTGACGAGACGGACAGCATCTGGGTAAAGAAGTTCACAAAGCCATGACAACAGAAGTTATCGCGTGGGCTCCTAACATGGTTACAATGAAGACGGCGGCTCAAGCCACTGGCTTCTACCATGTCGCTCGACAGGCTATCAGGGACCACGGTTCTTGGGCCGGCTCCAGGGGCGGTTGGGCGCTGGCTCTTGTTCCGCAGTTCAACCAGCCGACCGGCAATATGGTCACTGTGAACGGCCCCAGCGGCCAGATGGAAGTGCCGGAGATGGCCCCTGTGGCCGGCGTGTGGGCCAGACTTAGATGGAATGACACCTCGAAGCTTGCGCGCCTTGAGACGTTCATTACGGCCATCAAGGCTAATGGCCTGACGGTTTACCGTCGAGTGAACGTCGGGAAGCAGGAGGCTCCTGCCTGGATTTGGACGGCTGATGGCGTGACGCCTGCGCCTTCTTATCTCGACCAGATCGGGGTCATTCTCTGATCTGGTGAGATCTCACCGCGTCGGGCGGCTTCCCGACTTCGACAGCTCTGCGATAGAGGCTAAATGTCTGATATGTCTGAAGATTTTGCGGCAAGCTACACTCCCGAGGAAAAGAATTATCTTGATACGAAGGGTGGTGAGATCTCACCGAAGGAGCCTCCGCCCGTAGAAAACGAAGTCGAGGATGACGTTTCGACGGACGACGTTCATGCGTCTGACGATACGAAAGATCGTTCCGAAAACGAGCAACCGGAACAGAAAGAGCGTCGCGGTCGGGTTCCTCTGAGGCAGTTCCGCCAGGAGGAGGAGCGGCGCAAGTCCGCCGAGCGTGAGGCTCAGACGCTGCGGGAGCAGGCGGCTCGCTTCGACGAGCGGCTAAAGATGATTTACGCCGCTCAGCAGCAGAACGAGCAGCCTAAAGATGAGGCTCCTGATCCGAGCCAGGATCCTATTGGCGCCATTCAGTGGCAGCAGCGGCAAATTGAGGCTCAGCGGCAGGCTTACGAGCAGCAGCAGCGCACGCAGCAAGAGCAAGCGGTGATTAGCCAGATTGATAATGGCTATCGCCGAGCCTTCCACGAGTTTTCTGCGGAGACGCCGGACGCCCCGCTTGCTTATCAGCACTTCACGAATGCTCTGGGTAAGTATTTCGAGACCTTGGGGGTTCCTGAGGCTCAGATTGACGCGCTAGTGGTTCAGGAGGAGCGCAAGCTTGCGTATCAGGCGGCGCAGCGGGGGCAAAACCCGGCGAAAATCGTCTACGAAATGGCTAGGCAGTTCGGTTACGCCCCGGCGCCACAAGAAACCCAAGACCGAGAAGCAATCGAAAAGGCCGAAAAAGATATCGATCGCCGTCAGAAGGCGGCGGCGGCTTCAAAAAGCATCTCTAATGCGAGCGGTTCGCGCGGGGGGCGAGCCCCTAGCGCTCAAGAGCTGATCTCTATGAGCGACGAGGAATTCGCTGAGATGCGGTCGAAAATGAGTGATCGTGAATTCCGTCGCATCGCCGGCGGCTGACGCTTTACAGGTTCTGCGCTCTAAGGCATAGTAACGGCGCTCCGAATAGAGCGCGTGGGGAGACTCACCAAGCCGCCAATCCATGGCAGTGGGTTGGCGGTTTTTTGTTATCAAATTCAGAAGGATTGCGGGCGGATGATTAAGGAATTCCGGGACAAGGCGTTCGCTCTCGTCACTAGGGCGCACAATGCGCATTTGTCGACCGATTCCTATGCCCAGCACGTAGCTCTCGGCGATTTCTATTCGGCTTTGGAAGACAAGGTGGACGATATCGTCGAGACCTACCAGGGCTGCTATGGGAAGCTCGATAGCCCGGACAATAGCGTTAAAGACGCGATTGCCGAGATGGCTAATTGGGTTGCGGCGCACAAGGACGAAATCGCCCAAGAAAACGATATCGTCGAGAACCAGCTGGACGAGCTTGGCGCTCTCTTCGCTAAAACCTATTACAAGCTAACCCAACTTAAGTAGGCTTAGAGTATTCGCCCCAATGTTCTTTGGCGGCGTCGCAATATGCTTGGCGGGCAGATTGAGGGCTATCAAATAGACCTAAATATTTCCCGCCAAGTCTAGCCATATACCTGTTTTTTGTTACCTGTCTAACTCCTTTAAGCCCTGATGTGTTGTTTTTTGGCTTTTTTTGGTTGCCCTGATTTTGAGAAAAGGTTGAGGGGCGAAGATTTCTCCAACAATTATTCCACGGGTTGCCATCAATGTGGTCGATAACGTCTGGGACTTCTCCAGTCATCCATAGGAAGGCTAGGCGATGGATATAGTAATGCCTTTGTCCGACTACAGCGAAAAGATATCCATTCCCAGCCAAATGGCGTTGTATGGTTTCGTTCTTGTGGCTCTTTTTGTCGAATCGGTAACATTCCCCCGTCCATGGGCTATATGAGAAAAGTTCTCGGATTTCAGATTGGGTGAATGGTATCGGTAGAGGTTTTGCCATAACCTACTATGGCATGAAAACGAGAGATTGTAAATGATTTTGATCGGCGTTCCGACCCGTGGCGATGTATGCGCGGGAACTGCTAATGATCTCATAGCCTTAATCTGCCGGTCTCAAATTCCGCTGGCGATTAATTTCTCTGTTGGCTCAGTTCTCCCTGGGAATCGTGAGCTTTTGGCCGAGCAGGCTATAGAGATGGGCGCGTCGCATCTCTTCTTCGTGGATTCGGATATGCGCTTCCCGCCGGACACGCTGAACCGGTTGTTAGCGCATGAGAAGCCGATTATTGGCGCCAATGCGGTGACCCGCAAAGGGTTTATTCGGCCGTATGCTGGTGGGTTTGACGGAATGCCCGTCTACTCGAATGGCAAGACGGGGGTTGAGAAGGTTCTGACGGTTGGGGCTGGTCTGCTTCTAATTGATTGTAATGTATTCAAATCTCTTGAAAAGCCGTGGTTTATGTTCCATTATATGCCCGGCATAGGTCATGGCGGCGAGGATGCTTATTTTTGCCGCTGCGCTGACGCTAAAGGATTCGAGACATGGGTGGACCATGATCTCGCGCACGATGTGAGGCACATCGGAACAATGGAATACGGGATGGAGCACGCTCAGCCCGTTCCTGAAGGCTTCCAGCCGGGGAAGTAAATACCGGCTTCGACCTGGCCCGCGATAGGGGCTCGCCAAGCTTGGGGCGCAAAACGAAGCTTCGTCACTCGGAACGATACTCCGAAACCGTCTAGCTGAAGACGTAAAGCGCAGCCTCGCGTGAACGCAGCGAAATAGCGGGCGAATCCCTCAACTCTTCCCAAAGGAGACGGCAAATGGCCGTTACTGCTTATGGCGTCAATGACGCCCTCGCGGTAAAGCTTTGGTCGAAGGAGCTTGCGGTCGAAGCGCTCAAGAAGACCTATTTCAAGGACTTCATCGGTTCTTCGCCTAGCTCCCTGATCCAGCTTAAGAGCGAGACTTCTAAAGGTCCTGGCGACAAGATCACTTTCGGCCTTCGCATGCAGGCTTCCGGCGACGGCATCATTGGCGATGGCGTTCTGGAAGGCAATGAAGAGTCGCTGACGACGTATTCGGACGCGGTCTACATCGACCAGCTTCGTCATGCGCACGTCACCGGCGGTCGCATTTCCGAGCAGCGCGTTCCTTTCGATCTCCGTCAGGAGTGCAAGGACAGCCTGTCGGATTGGTGGGCTAACCGTCTGGACACGGCCTTCGCCAACCAGCTTGCCGGCAACACCGGTCAGGCTGACACGCGCTATACGGGCAACCAGGCGACCGTGGCTCCTTCGTCCACGCGTCTCGTCTATCCCTCGAGCGCTCGCGCTTCTGAAGCCACGATCAACAGCAGCGACACGTTTACGCTGTCGGTGATCGACAAGGCTGTCGAGGCGGCTCGTGTGGCGTCCCCGATGATCCGTCCGCTGAAGATCAACGGTCGCGATTATTATGTGGCGTTCCTGCACGACTATCAGGTCACCGATCTTCGTATCAATACGTCGACCGGCCAGTGGCTTGATATCCAAAAGTCGGCGATGACCGGCGGCCAGGTGTCGGACAACCCGATCCTGACTGGCGCTCTTGGCGAGTATAACGGCGTCCTGCTGTATCGCTGGAACCGTATCCCGGTTGCCCCGTCTTCGGCGGCTGCCGGCGCTGGCAAGGTTCGCCGTGCGGTCCTTTGTGGCGCGCAGGCGGTCATGCTGGCTTTCGGTCAGGACAACAGCGAGTCCAAATTTACGTGGGTTGAAAAGCTCTTCGACTACGACAATCGTTTCGGCGTTGCTGCCGGCACGATCTTCGGCATGAAGAAGACGGTCTTCAATTCCGTGGATTTCGGCACGGTTGTCATGCCCACTTACGCCGACGCGCACTAAGGAGGGCTGAACAATGGCTACTGGAACTGCGGGTGGCGTTGGCCGTGACGTGATGATGCCTGTTAAGCAGGTCATCACGAAGACGATCAACTACAACGATACTGGCATCGCCTCTGGCGTTGTTATTGGCACGCTTCCGATTGGGGCGGTGGTTCAGAACTGGCGTGTGACGGTGGAAACGCTGTTTAATGCTGGTTCGACCAACCCGATCACGATTGGCACGACGGCGACGGGCGCTGAGGTTGCGGCTTCGGCCTCGATCACGTCCGGCACGGCTGGCGTCTACACTGGCTCCCCGGCTGCGGCTGGCGGCTGGGCGAAGACAACGGCGAACACCCCGATTTATACGGCTTACATTCAGACCGGCACCGCCGCGTCGACCGGTAAGGCGCATATCGTGGTTGAGTATGTGTCGCTCGTGTCCACCAACACGGACGCTGCCACGTAACATTGATGGGCGGGTTTCGGCCCGCCCTTCTTCGTTCTAATTGGGGGCCGAAATGGCATATACTGGCACTTTTGACGCGACGAAAGATCAGCTCGTCAGGGTCAATTCTTTTACGACCGGAGCCGTCACGACGGTTACGGATTCGACGGTTACTCTCACTCAGGCTTCTCATGCGGGCGGCGTCGTCGTCCTGGCTCGAGCGGCTGGCGTGACGGTTACTCTCCCGGCTGCGACTGGCACGGGCGACATCTACCGCATCATCATCGGCACGACGGCGACGAGCAACGCCAACATCGTCAAAGTGGCGAACGCCACTGACGTGATGAACGGCTCACTTGCTCTGCAGCAGGACACGGACTCGGCGGGAACGCTGAAGCTGTGGGCGGCTGCCGATAGCGATGACACGATGACGTTTGCTGGCGCCGCCACGACGGGCGGCACGGTTGGCGCGTTCATCCAGTGCGTCGATTACAAGGCTGGGTTCTGGTCCTGCCAGGCTTGGACGAAATCGAGCGGCGGCGCGGAAGCGACCCCGTTCTCGGCGACTGTTTCCTAATGTCGCTACAAGCATGGTTTTGGCTTTCGAGCCATTACCCGCTTTTTGAAGAGCCCCCGGCGCCGGTTGCGGTCATTCCGCGGCCGGTTTCGCCTATCAAGTCCGGGAAGCTTTCAGATGCTGATGTCGCGGAAATAAAGCAATTGCGCGCACAAGGCGTTATTCTGCGCGAGATTGCTGAGCGGTTCGGGGTGTCGGTTCCGGCAATCCACCACGTCGTTAAAGGCAGGAAGCGGAAATGACCACGCTGGCGACGATGAAAAGCCGGATTGCCGACGAGCTATCCCGCACGGATCTGACGAGCCAGATCGCCACGGCGATTGACAGCGCCATCGCCAAATACCAGAAGACGCGGTTTTATTTCAACGAAGCCGGCTTCACGACGCTTCAGTTCTCGACCGTGGCGAATCAAGAGACCTATACGACGGAGAACGCTCTCCTTCCGTATATCTACGACGTAGATGATCTCTTTGTTACGGTTGGAGTCAACAATTACCGGGTGAAGCGCATCGACCCGACCTTGTTTGTTATCAACAAGATGCCGTATTTCCTCGGCCAGCCTTATCAGTATATGTGGATCAATCAGACGTTCTATCTGTCGCCGATCCCGAACGACGTTTACACGATGTCGATCCTTGGGCACTACAAGCTGGCTGCGCCGGCTGCTGACGATACAGCTGACAACCATTGGATGACAGACGCCGAAAGGCTTATTCGTTCATGCGCCAAGCGGATGCTGTATCAAGATATCTTGCTGGATTCGGATGGTATGGGTGCGAGCGCTCAGGCCGAGCAGGAGGCGCTGGATGATCTGAAGGCGACGTCAAACCAGATGCAGAAGATTGGCTCAATCCAGCCGACGAAGTTCTGATCCATGACGACTATCCCCTTCGGCCAATACGCCCCTGATGTCGCGAGCATCGGCACGTCTTTTACGAATTACGTAAAGAATGTCTATCCGCAGGTCGCTGACGGTTATGGCCCGATGCATGGGCCGGATGATTTTACGCTAGCGATGACCGGCACGCCACAGGGGCTTTATGGCGCCATCAATCTTGATGGATCTTCCGCGCTGTTCGCTGGTTCCGGGACGAAGCTTTACAAGCTGAACGGGGTGACCAACGCCTGGGAGGATGTCACTAGGGCGTCCGGCGGCGATTATTCTGTTGCTAGCACAGCCTTGTGGGATTTCTGCCAGTTCGGGAGTATTGTGATCGCGGTTGCTGATGGCAACGCTCCGCAATCGTTCACGCTGGGCTCGAGCACCAAATTTGCGGCTTTGGGCGGCTCGCCTCCGCAAGCCAGGAGAGTGTCGAACGTCGGTGATTTCGTCGTCTTATCTGGGCTGACAAGCAACCAGAATAGAATCCAATGGTCGGCCATTAATGACACGACTGGCTGGACGGCTGGGACGAATTTGTCGGATTACCAGGACTTCCCTGATGGCGGCGCTGTCCAGGGTGTCGCTGGCGGTGAATTTGGCGTCGTCTTCCAGGAGCGAGCCATCCGCCGGATGATCTTCGTCGGTCCTCCGTCGATCTTCCAGTTCCAGCGTATTTCGTCTGATCGTGGCGCTCTGACCAGATACGCTTTCTGCCAAGCGGCGGGGAATATCTTTTTCCTCGCCAACGACGGATTTTACAAGATTGACCCCGGCGGCGGGATTACGGATATCGGCTCAAATCGCGTCAATCGCAAGATTATTGATGAGATTGATCCGACTGAGCAGCACCATGTTCAGGCTGTTTCCGATCCGTCTTCCCCTAGGGTTATGTGGTTCTATAGGTCTGTGGATAACGGCCAGCCCTATATGGATCGGGCGCTCATTTATGATTGGTCTATTGATCGATGGTCATATGCAGAAATTGAAGCTTACGTGGTCTCTACCAGCCTCCCGATGTCCGCGACGCTTGAGGGCCTTGACGCTGCCGGGACAATGGAGACATTGCCGTTTTCGTTAGACAATTACACGAGCCAGCTAACCCGTGAGATTTCGCTTATTTGCTCTGACAAAACGACGTGCAAACTGACAGGGGCTTATCTCGAAGCTGAGATTGATACGCCGGAGGGATCGATCGGCGACGGAATGCGGTCGTTTACCCGTTCGATCGCCCCGATCACAGATGCCGCGGGGGCTTATGTCTCGACGCTGAGCCGGTCGAGGCTGATCGACGCCAAGGTGCAAGGAACCGAAACGGCTATCGGGGTCCGCGGCTATGCAAGCCTGCGGACAAATACCCGGTTTGGCACGGTGCGGGTTCGCATACCGTCCGCCGAGACGTGGACGTTTGCGCGAGGGGTTGATGTGGTCACTCAGAAATCGAGCTTCCGCTAATGACGGCTCCTTATCCGACTCTTCAGCTACCAACCTACGACGAGCAGTCCTGGACGCGGGCAACGACGGCAATTCGGTCTATAGCTGAAGGCAGGTCTTTAGCTGTTGGGACGGTTACGTTGACAGCCAATGCGGCGACGACGGTGGTGTCGTTTACGAATTGCTCCGTCAATAGCAAGATTTTCCTCTCTCCGACGACGGCGAATGCGGCTGGCGCGGTGGCGACGACGTATGTGTCGGCGGTTGGGAATGGGACGTTTACGCTAACGCACGCGAATAACGCTCAAACGGATCGGACATTCGGCTTTGTTGCACTCGGATAAGCGGGTTTTCGAAAGCGGCGATTTCATCGTTCAGATGATCGCTGCCGAGCATGTCGAGGCTGCCTGGCCTCCGTGCCATGCGCTGATTGAGGCTTCCTGCCGGCGTGGCGGGGCTGAATTCACAGCTGGGCAGTTGCGGGATGATTGCAAGGCTGGAGTCCGGCAACTTTGGACGATCAGGCAGATCGGCAAGGGGATCGTTTGTGCGGCGGTAACGAGCGTGACCTATTTCGGCGGGCGAAAGACGGTTGTTTGGACGGCGCTTGGCGGGAAGAATTGGGACGCCTGGTCGCACTTTGAAGCTATCGTAGCGGACACGGCTAAGCACTATGGTTGCGATGCTATACGGGGTTACTGCCGGCGCGGCTGGAAACGGAAACTTAAATCATACCGAGAAATCGGCGTGATTATGGAGCGGGAGATTTAAGATGGCGGGCGGCGGCGGTCAGAGCCAAACCAGCAACTCGATGCAGTTCGAGAATTCGACGACGGATAAGAATCCGTGGAAGCCGGCGCACCCGTATCTCGGCGAAGCGTTGCAGATGGCGCAGAAGGCGGCGTGGAATTCCGGCAGCATTCCTATGTCAGCTGGGCCGTCGAATTATCACGCTACTATTGGCGAAGAGATGATGCTGGATAATTCCCGGCACAATCAAATGGGTTTGATTGGTGATCAGGGGCTCGGCGGAATCAGCAGCTTTTTGTATAATGGCGGAATGTCCGCCCCGCAGACGCAGGCTCTTGCTAAGCTGAATACGGTAGAGAGTAACCTTGATCCATATGCCTCTGGCGCTTTGACGAAAAGCAATCCGTATCTCGACGAAGTCCTGAAGAAGGCGATGGGCGACGCGGCGGCGGCCTCGAATGCTCAGTTCTCGGCGGCTGGTCGTTATGGTTCAGGGGCGCATTCAGGGGCTCTGGGCAAGGAGCTCGGCGGGATCGAATCGCAGGCTCGCCTGCAGGATTATTATACGCAACAGCAGAACCAGCTTGCGGCCAACCAGGCGCTGGCCGGGATTGCTAACCAGCGGGCTGGGATTGGCCAGCAGGCGGTGAATAACTTCTATGGCGCGTCTGATGCGGCGAACAAGCTTTGGGCGACGAAGAATCTGCCGGCTCAGACTATGATGGATGTCGGTGACCGTCGCCAGATGAACCTCCAGCAGTATTACGATCAGCTACGCGCTCAGCCTTGGGCGGATGCGGCGAACTATTCGAATATCGCTTCGCAGATTGGCGGCATGGGCGGCACGTCTCAGACGCAGGGTATTTCGGTCGGACAGAATAAGACGACCAGCAGTGGCGGCGGTAGCGGGATCATCGGCTCAATTCTCGGTGGCGGCATGACTGGGTTGTCATTTCTCAAGAACATGGGCGGTCTTGGCGGGCTTGGGGCGCTGTTTACCGGCTCTGATGTGCGGCTAAAGGAAGATATCAAATTAGTTGGCGAAACATTTGATGGGCAGCCTATTTTCTCTTATAGATATAAGAGTGGCGGGCCGAAGGTCATGGGTTTAATGGCTCAAGAAGTTCTAAAACACAAGCCTGAGGCCGTCGCACGCGATCCTGAAAGCGGGATGCTTGGCGTGAATTACGATAAGGCGACCGAAGATGTTTGATGTATATAAAGAATATCTCAGGTATGATCCGGAAAGCGGAAAGCTATTCTGGATCAAGCGCCCGTCGAATAGAGTCCGTGTAGGAGATGAGGCTGGCGTTGTTAATGCTTTTGGTCATGTCGCCATACAGGTAAGGCTTTATAAAACATACGCGCATCGCGTCGCATGGGAGCTGTATTACGGTGATCCGCCACATGGCGAGATAGATCACATAAACGGCGATCCTTCTGATAACCGAATTCAAAATCTTCGGGTCGCCACGCGCAATCAACAGCTTTGGAACACGAAGGCTGGCAAACGTAATTCGTCTGGCGTTAAGGGTGTCGGATACGATCCTAAGCGGGGGTCTTGGCGCGCTTATATCAAGGCGCACGGCGTCCAGGCACAAGTGCGCGCAAAGACTTTCGAAGAGGCGGTTCTGTTGCGCCGTA